CGAGCAAATAAAAGACAATCACGTAAGGGGCGAGTGGTACGACATACCACGTGTACTAGCCCTAGAACTTAGAAAGCAGGTAAAACATGATTCTTAAACCATCAAATAAAGTGTATATGTACGCCCAATTTGGGATGAACATATCTCAAGACGATGTAGACACCATTAAACAGCAGATGGACGAGTTCATTAAGATGATAGAGGGAGAGCTTGTAGGGCAAAAATGGGAGATGTTAGGGCGCAACCAATCCTCTAAGCACGTTCACAACATCATTAAAGAGTGTAGCAACAAGGGTTGGGCTATCCTTAGCTATGACATGAACACGCTACACCCCTACAAAGCGGGAGCTATGTCCCTTATCCGAGAAGCAGGAGAACTTGGGGTTCCTGTGTACTTCATTGATAGCGAATCCGTAATGGAAATGGTAATGAGGGGAATGTGAGAGAGCCAGACCGTACATGGGAAATCCCTTTATGGGAAACAAATCACAGTAAACAACGTTTACTACAAGAAGAAGCGATGGATTTTTTGTCGTACAAACTCGGTTATGAGATGAGCGAGGAGACAGACGACCCAACCCGTAAAGCCTATAAGCACTTCGATGGATATAATCATTACCCCGATGGAAACATTACCTCAACCGATTATGATAATACTCTTCCTGTTTGGTTATGTGCTGATTTTAACCGTAGCCCACATTGCTGGGCGCTCCTACAGGTTACAAAAGCACGAAACGGACTTAAACGGTACATTATTTTCGATGAAATCTTCTCAAAGGAGGCACTTACCACCGAACAAGCCCAACGAGCAGTCGAACTCCTCCAAAAGTGGGGTATAGAACGAGTCTTACTGGCTGGAGACAACACCTCCAACCAAAAAAGTGGTAATTATGGGCGTATCGGCAAAAATGATTGGGATTATGTGCGAGAAGTCCTTGAGGAGAACAATATTTCGTATAAAAACGAGCTAGACATTCAAAACCCTAAAAGAAAGGTGCGTGTCGACAAAGTGAACAACGTTATATACGCTGGAACCAATGGCGAGCGTAGGTTACTGGTAAATACGAGGTGCGAACACGTCATAAAAGATTATATGTACTCCATAGTCAACGAAAAAGGCATAAAAATAGACAATGGAGACCGAGGGCACATGTCCGATGCTACGGACTACGCTATTTGGCGTAATGAAAAGGGGTCAGCAACGCCTATGTACGTGCTTAGATAAAAAAAGCTCTAACCCGACTAAGAGCTAAGGCTTAAACTTTTAATAATGACACAAAAAATAGTGTATTTGTTTCATTAATGATTTATTATGTTTGGCTATACATGACTTTGTTGGTGGGTTCCTTTGCCATTTGAATAGTATAATGACTAATACTTATAACTATTCGTCAGTGTTATTAGTAAATTGCGTCACTCCTGTGGCTGAATTACGGATTAAACTTGGTATTGAATCTTGTCGTGATATAAGCATATTTTTGGAAGTATGAAAAAAGACCCTAGACTAGAACGAGTTGGCGTTTCTGGCTATAACAAGCCCAAGCGTACACCCAATCACCCCACCAAGTCACACGTAGTTGTGGCAAAGGTCGGTGACAAGGTAAAAACCATTCGCTTCGGTCAGCAAGGGGTGTCAGGTGCGGGCAGTAACCCTAAGACGAAGGCAGGCAAAGCCAGACGTAAATCCTTTAAGGCGAGACACGCTAAGAACATTGCTAAGGGACGTATGTCAGCAGCTTGGTGGTCTAACGAAATTAAGTGGTGAAAAAACATGCCTTTACAACGTGGTTCTTCAGCAGATATTATCTCTAAAAACATTAGACAACTCATAAAAGAGGGTTATACTCGCCAACAGGCAGTAGCTATAGCCCTTCAATACTCAAGAAAGTAACATGATAGACACCTCCAGACTGTATTCTGTATCGCTAGAAACCGTTGAAGACCTCATAATGAAAGAGTCAAGACACCCTTATTATAGTGTGGTACTTGACCGAGCTAAAATCATGAACAGCTGGTTCCAAGCGGAGTACGATGAATACACCGCCATTTCTAGCACCGTATTTTCCGATAAGTCCTATATCATTGAGCAGTCAACCATTGAGTCCGATGACGAGTACAGGGAACGCCTAAAGCGTATGAAGCTCTTTCCTTTGGAGCAGAAGTTTCTATCGGCACAACAGCGTATTTATGACGAAAACAACGTCAACCGAATGTACCCTGAAAACAAATCCTTTTGGCAATGGAAGGAGGCTAACTTTGATGATGCGGGATGTTCCATCACCGAGTTCTATAGAGACAAAGTATTGTTCGTAAAAGAAGTACTAGGGTTTGGCGCAGTAGTTACCGACCTAATGATGGATGAAGACGGCAACCCCGTAACAGACACAGACGGAAACGTAGTACCCTACAACTTTGTGCTGAGACCGCACGAACTATGGAACTTTCAGATGAAGCAGGGTGTTCTAACCCTTCTTATCACCCGCCAAATGTATTACGACCTAGACGGCATTAAAAAGCATAAGTGGACGGCATATACCCCTGACTATATATGCGTGTACATGGAAGAGAACGGGAAGAAAGAAAAGACCCTTGAAATACCTAACCCGTTTGGCGAGGTTCCAGCTACGCTCCTAAAAGGGCAGACCGATGCGAACAGCTCTTTTGTCGTGGGTAAACCACGTAGATATTCCCTTAAAGGAATGTACTTAGCCGTGTCTCAGTTGTTTTATGACCTCAAGAAGGGTTCGGAACTCTTTGGACACCCTATTCCTGTACTTACCGATAGTATCGTTAGAAGTCTGGCAGGGGTCGCTGATGACGACAAGTACGATTCACGCACCATTAAAGAGGGTGTGGGTATGGCTATCATCATTCCTGATGACCAGCAAATCCCTAATAACATGCTCTATCAAGCGGACATGTCGGGGCTCCAGCACCTTAGAGACGTTATCTTTAACGACCTCATGTCTTTAATATTCTTATTGGCTCAAGTTCGAGACAAGTCCGTAGTTAAGAGTAACGTATCTGGCTCAGCTAAGAGATTTGATAACGTAGAAGAACAGGGGTTACTAGCAGCTACGGCTATGGACATGGAAGTAATAGAGACCCAAGTCATACGAAGAATGGCTAAGGTTCGGGACGAGTCCTACGAAGACTACATGATTACGTATAGCAAGCACTATGACCTGTCCAGTGCCGATGAAATCTTTTCTGATATTACCGAGGGGATGCAGTATCACGCTCTGTCTCTGCCTCTACTCAAGAAGCTAACCTCGGAATACATGCGCAAGCGCTCTATGCCTCAAGAGGATATTGATGAGGTAATGGAACACTTCGATGAGTTTGGTATGCCCAAGACCCCAACAGACCTAAGAAATTTGGTGGATATACTACCACCCCAAGAACTTCAACGCCAAGCACAATTTGGTATTGAAACTAGCAGCGAGTAACAATTAACTTATAATCATATTATGAGCGACCAAAACCTAGAGCAAGCTGAAGCTCCTGATTCAGCAGTAGAAGAGACAACTTCGCAAAACCAACAACCCGCAACGGAACCCGCATTTGACAAGGATAAGTTCTTTAGAGGAGCTTATAACGAAGGCAAAAGCAAGGTAGAAAAAGACGTTGTAACTAAGTTCTCTGAATTATTGGGAGATAACATAGAGTCATTAGAAGACGCATTTTCACGCATTCAACAGACGATTCAGCCTAAACAAGAAGAGAAGGGCGAGTCTGAAAAGTTACGTGAGCTTTTGCAGCAGTACCAGCAAGAAGCTGAAGCCGCAAAAGAACAACTACAAATGACTCAAATGCAGAGCAAAATAGACAGCGAGTTTGGGGGAGCCCTTAACGCATTACAACAAGATAATGAGTTGACCCTTAAACCCGATTATGTCGAACAGCTCTTTTATAACGAATATGAAATTGTAGAGTCCGATGGTCAGTTCTACGCAGCCAAAGATGGCGTACCTGACCTTGACGACCAAGGAAATAGAAAGAGTCTAGGGAACTCGTTTATAGAGTTTGCTAAACAATTTGCAAAGCCCAAGAAAGTGGGCGCTGGCGGAGCAACTGGTGGTACTCCAGCTAGTGAACGACCTAGTCGAGCAGAGTTTCAAAGACTTGTGCGCTCGTCTAATCCAGCAGACCGTGCTAAAGCTGAGGAACTCTTCGGAGTGATGAAAGCGGCAGGCGGTTGGGCTGAACAAGCGTAAATCCATCTTTATTATGGTTTGGCAACACCTTAATTGTCTGTATCTAGGTCATGGCGACCCAAAAGCTAAACATACACAATTAAAACGTACATTTAACTTTTATTAGATATGGCAATTAATACCAACTTCAACATATACGAACCAGAAGCGTTTGTAGAGGTAGCACTAGCTAACCAATACCCAAACCGACCCATGGTTTCTAAAGCCGTTACTAACGTAGCTGGCGCATCTATCGAAGGACTTGTTGCAGCTCGTAACAAATCCGTAAACATTACCCGTGCGGTAAAACCTACTGGCTCTCCTAGTTCTTACTCAGGCTCTTATTCTTTAGGAACTCCTGACGCTAGCGAAGAGACCCTAACCATTAACAAGCACTATTACAATGGTTTCAGCATCGATAAAGCTGACCAAAAATTTGCTCTTCCTGACTTAGTACAACAGCACTTTGTACCAAGACTACACCAGCTCATCGACCAGATTAACGCTGATGTTAAAGCGGAAGCTCGCAAAGCGTTTGAAGTAGCGTTTGCTGATAACAACACGGACTCTACCGTAATGGACGACAATGACCTTGCAGAAGCTCGTAGAATTATGGCTTCTCGTAAGTTCACTACTGATAACTTAATGATGGTTATCGACCCATTCGTAGAGAAAGACTTGACTACGCTAAACATCTTCCAGCAAGCTGACCAGCGTGGTAACAACGGCATCCAACTTGGCGGAGCTATGGCTCGTGCGTATGGCTTTGATTTCTTTGTAGATAACCAAGGTTCTACTCACACTGTTGCTACCGTAACTGACGCAGTTGTTGCTGATGACGAAGCCGTAGGACAAACTGAAATCACCATTGACGATGGTTCTGGCGGTGCTGCAACTGTATCTCTATCTGAGGGTGACATCGTTACTTTTGGTTCTGCTAAAGGTACAGACGACTTCTACACGGTAGAGTCTCAAACTGGAACTGTATTGACTCTTAAAGAGCCATTACGTAAAGCTGTTGCTGACAACGCTACTATCAACCCAGTTGATATTGCTT